AGGCAGTCCACGATCTGTGAAGTACTTCGCACCCGTAGTCTGTGCAGTCGTCTTCGCATTGGCCAAGTTCGTCTGGAACGTGCTCTCCGCAGCAGCCTTATCAGCGTCCGCCTTCTGCTGTGCAGCGAGCGCGTCCTGACGCTGCTGGTCCAGTATGCGGTTCTGCTGGTTGATCTGGTCGTTGTACACGTTCTGGTAGTAGGTGCTGTCCTGCCCACCGCCACCGCCGCCGCCGCCACCGAAGCACATGCTATCCTCCTATGCCTCGTGTATCGTTCCTACTTGGTGGAACCCACACACTTCGTAGATGTCTCGTGTCCTCTCAGGCTCGATGCCTGTAGTGGATGCGAGATACACGCGCTTGGCTCCTTTGTGGAATCCCCAGTTGCGATACCTCGACGTGATCTCCTTCAACGCAGAGCCACAGTGTCCACGATGTGCTGGCTCAATCATCAACAGCAAGTCGTTGGCAATGCGATCGCCTCCAAAGTACGTGGGTGTGAGCATCGCCAGCAGCATCCCAACTGGCACCTCCTGCTCCACGTCCACGATTACGTGCAGGAAGTAATGCTCCGTATCCTCACGAGCTACGTGGCCAAGTGCTGTCACTGCGTCCTCGCTGTACTCCATGTCGCGGAACAGGCTCTCTTCGTGCAGCCTCTTCCCCATCGACGCCAAGTACGGAATCTCCTCCCTCGCCGCTGGCCTCACCATGTAAACTGCTGTCATAGTGGACTCCCTCGATGTGTGCATTCGCCAGTACCTGGAATGTGATCTGCTGCCCCTCCAACTCATACGCAGAGTGGATCGCACGGCAGAGGACGATGACGGACTTGAACTGCGCTGCTGCACACGGCTGTAGACTGTGCGCTGTGATCGCGATGCTCTTGCCGTTCATGTCGCTGGCGTCGATGATTGGTGTCTCTTCCAGCGACCGTCCTGTGATCACATTGCCTTCCTTGTCAACGACGAAGTGCCATCGAATCCCTTTCCACCCATCCTCGCAATGTCGTTGGTTGATCTCTTCGACAAGCCCAATGCCGTTGTAGTCACCGATTGGGAACGGATCGCAGTGCAAGAACACGCGATTCACCTTCCTCTCCGGCACACGGAACATCGGCGGATCGAACAACTCAAACGGCCAGTCGTACGGCTCTCCTGATGTTGCTGCCATGTGTGTGTCCTCAGTGTGCGTCTTTGTGTTCTTCTTCCTTCGCTCTCTCCACGTTGAGTCGTTGGAAGCACAGGTTGATGATGTCACCGTAGCGTTGGTCGAGTGCGTGTTCCAGTGCAACCTCACGTCGTGTGCCAGCGTCGGAGTAGACTTTGAACTCAGTAGCGCGGTGATTGCCGACTGTCAGCAAGATGTAACCAAGTCCCACGAACGTCAGCACGTTGAACAACATCATGAACAACAGCATCGGGCTGTTCTGCAACGCACCAATGGCAGACTGGGCGACTCCGGTGACGATGCTCATGTCACGCCGTCATCAAGAAGTCGATGTTGGCCATGCTCATCTCCACAGATACTTAATCCAGCCATAGAACTGGATCGTTCCAGTATTGGCAAAATGCCCATCGGTGACGTTGTTGTTGCCGCTGGCGGTGCCGTGAAAGATGTAAGCGGTAGTGGCGTTGATTTTCACGTTGGTCCAGGGCGGCGAAGACAGCCCGCCGAAATTGACATAACTGACGATGGGTCCGCCCGAAGAACCATTTAGAGCATCTCCGATATTGGGAAACGGCAATCCACCGATCTCGGCAATGCCGACAGCAGTTCCCTTTGTGGTGATCTGGAACTCGTAGCTTGCGGTGATGTAGCGACCTTCCCTCTGCCAATGGCCGGAGGAACTGTAAGCCCAGCCGGTCGAGGCACCGCCAAACGTCAGGGTGGGCGTCCAGTCGCCCTCGCTGACGTTGCTGGCATCACACAGGACGACGCCAGCGGTTGCGCTGTTGGTATATCCGCCGTCGATGACGCAACCGGCAATCTTGCAAAATCCCCAGTTGGTGCCCTGAATGTTCAAGGCACCATCGAAATAGCAGTCACTGACGAGAATCTCGCTGGCTACGGAATTGGAGTTGAACGTGGTCGATCCAATTATGTGGCAGCCGGCCATCACGAACTTGTCGAACTCGCAGGGTCCAATGTTGAAGGTCGAGCAGGCGAACACATTGTTGGTCAGCCGCCATTCCGAGAGCGAGGTTGCTGCATTCAGCGCAAACCCGGGAATCACATCGTTGAAGAAACAGTTGTCGATGAAGATGCGTGGCCAGATATTCCAGGTTGCGTCGCTGTAGAAGTAAGCACTGCTGACACCTTCGATGTGGCAGCCGATAGCGTAGAAATTCCCGGCGTCGATATCGGGAATGTCGCCGTTGAGGTTGACCAGTTCCCACCAGTGCGCGGTCTTGTTGGATCCCTGGTTGAACTGCACGCCAATAAACGTGACGGTATTGGGTCCGCCCGCGGTATTGTTCAAACCGCCCTGACAGCGCACATGGGTATTGCAACTGTAATCGCCCGAGCCGTCATCGCCGATCCGGCCGCTCATCCAGTAGACCTCGGGCCAGCTATCGACCACGATATGTGCATCGGTGGCGCGGGCGCTGTAGCAGTTGGTGAGATGGGCACTGATACCGGCACCAATGCTGATGTTGGAAAGAAACATCCAGCAGATGCCGTGATTCTCGGCCATGACGTTCTCGAACCACAGATTATAGCCGCAGTTGCTACGGATGCCGATGGTCGATGTGGCGGGCGATGTGCCTGCCCGTGTTACCGTGATGTCCTTGAGTGCCGCCGTGCCGTTGTTGCCGCCGCCGATCAGATCAACCGCGACTGCCAACCCGGCATCAGCGACAATGCGGGAACCAGCCACTGGAGCACCGGGCAAGAAAGAGGTACCTTGCAAGACCACACCAGCACTGACCACGATGGTCGATGTAATCCGGTATGTGCCGCTCGGGACGACGACCGGCAAGCCATTGCTTACCGCCGCCGTGATCGCGTTGTTGATCGCAGGAGCATCGTTAGCTGAACCGTCACCAATCGCGCCGAACCACTTGACGTTATTGACAGCCGCGGCCGTCTTTACAAACTGAGTCGTCGCAATGCTGGCATCGTTGTCGCCAACCGCAGGTGTCGGTGCTTGTGGATCACCTGTGAACACAGGACTGTCCAGCGGGATTATCGGACCTCCATTCGCACGCCACACCACACCGTCCCAAATGTAGTTGATGCCATTGGGAGCGGAGAAGATCTGGCTTGTGATTGGTGAGTTGGGGAAGTTAAGCATGTTCCACTCCAATCAACACCCGCTATGTCCGACTAAGAGGCCACCTTGGAAGTTCAGGGTGCAGCCGCCGCCGACACCGATAGTTACAGTCAATCCAACAGCGCCGCCAGATTCGAGTCCCCCGGAGGCGTTCACAATGCCGTTGAAGATCGCGTTGCCAGTCTGTCCAATGGTAACTGCTGCGATGTTGTAGGCTGAGTTGAGGACTTGGAAGTTGCCGCCACTGTTGCGGATGAACAGGGGCGTGTTGGCATCATCCAACTTGATGTTCGCTCCAGACCCACCAGAGTTGTACACGTCAAGTTGGGCAGTGCTGCTGCTGTTGTCTAGAATGGTGGTGTTGGCATAGGTCTGCATTCTCGGTGCACAGTTCGATGAGACGTTGCCAGACGTGTTCCCCGTCAGGATCGGTCCTGGTTGGAAGAAGATGTTGGGAATCGCCACCGTGCAGTTGACACCCCAGCCGCTGGCGTTGGTGTTGCGAAACGTGCCAAAGATGTAGTTGGCACTCGGATCGCTGATGCGGATGTTGTCGTAGCTCCCCGGCCCGTAGGTCAGCCAGATCGGGCCGTTGTCGATAGTGACCCAGCCGTTCTTGAAGTTCTTGATGTTGATGTTGTGTCCAGCACCGCCACCGTAACCGGCTCCAGCAATCCAACCCAACAAGTTGAGCGTGCCTGCACCACCTGTCACCGGACCTGTATCGTCGATCACCACGTTGTCACCTGTCGTGCTGTCGAGTGCGCAGCTTGGAGCAATGATGATCTCGCGATTGCCCTCAGCCGTGACCGTCGTGTCAACCACCATGCCGTGCAAGCCGCCCGAATGGCTCGTGTAGCTGGTGCAGATCAGGCCACCGAAGCCTCCGGCAACGTGTATAGCGGTGGCGTTGTTGATACCTGATGTGCGTGTGCCTGCCAAGATGAACTGGGCACGAGGTCCACCGCTGGCAACAGTTGCACCGTTGACCAGAATTAGATCGCCCTGTCCTTGGATGATGCCGCCAATCATAAGGACGTTGCCAACCCAGTCACCCCACACACCGCCCCACATATTGCCAGGTCCACCCACGCCATCAACCACAATGTTGTCGATGGTGGCGTTGATCGCGTTCCTCAGGTGCAGCACGAAGCCGCCGGTCAACATAGTCGCTGACGAGAACTTGATGCCGCTGATGTAGAAGCCTTTGGTGATGTCGGATGCACTCGTTCCCGAGCCGACCGTCAGCATATTGAGCGAAGTAGCTGCGCCGACATAGCGGAAGACGGACTGGTAGAAGCCGTCTCCCACGATGGCGATGTTGTCGCCGGTGATCGGTGTCAGTGCTGCATCGAACAGACAAGTTCCAGCCGGAACATAACCGATCTTCTGAGTTGCCACGACCTGCGCCAGCCATGCGTTAATCGCCGCCGTGTCGATGGTGCTTCCATCACACTTCGCGCCGTAGTCCTTGATGTTGAGCCGGTCAGCGAAGCGGTCAGCGAAGGTGCGCGCTGTAGTTGCGCCAGTTGCGGTCTGAGTGTCAAACACTGCCTTGCCGGTACCAGAAGGATCAGTGATGACTCCACGGAACTCGGCCGATGTAGTCGGTCCGTTGTTAGCGGAGATCGGCAATGATGGCTGTGCATGTACAGCAGTCGCCGCCAGCAGCACGAGCAGAAATGCAAGGAAGCGCATCACAGCATACTCCAGTTGTTGTTACCAAGTGACCTGAACAGAGTAGACTGCCATGCATAGCTCATGACATGCGCAGCGATGTTGCCGTTGATCGTGCCTCCGCTGGGAGCGAAGACGCTGATGGAAGCGCCGCTCCCGCCGTCGCTGACACGCGCCAACGTGCCGAGCAACACGTTAAGTGGCAGATACACAGTGGTCGCTCCTGTGCCCGTGACGATCACTTCGCCACTGGTCGTCATGTTGATCGTGCCGCCACTCACAACCGACTGTGATTGGACTGGCGCCACTCCTGGAGGTGTCGCAGGTACCCACTGCACGCTATCGCCGTCGTTGTACAGTATGAACAACTGCCCCATTGCTGAGTTCCACCACAACGCATTCTGGCCAGCATTCGCAGGTGCAGTGTCACCGACGTACAACAATCCCTGTCCAGCCAGCGTGAGGTCGATAATCACGCTCCAGTATCCAGACGCAACGTCAGCATCGAACGATGAAGTCGAGATGTTCGCTTGGATGCACACAGCGTACTGCTGTCCATGCACCACGAAGTCGTTCACTGAGTACGCTGTGCCCGGTCCAGTCCACACGCCACGCGCTGTCGCTGGTGCGGAGAACGTGGTCCAGTACGTTGGGTGGTTCGTCCTGTCCTGCAAGAACGTGGTCGGTATCGGCTGTGAGATGTGATCGACCTGGCACTGCCACATCGTCGCAGACACAGCGTCGATGATCACGTCACCAACGTAGTAGTGGATCGAGTTCGACCACGCACCTCTCAGGCCATTCAACTCAACGAACGAGTTCACTGCCGCGTCGATCATGACGAGGTTCGTATTCATGATCTTCGCCCAGACGTGGTAGTTCGCTGGGAGTTCGGACAGCTTCAAGTTCGGTGTGAGCGTGATCGAGTCCATGTACGCACCACTAGGAGAGTTGGATTTCCGTGCCTACAATCTGGAAGTTCATCGCCAGCAGCGCAGCCGTGGCTACGTCGTACTGCACAGTCTGTCCTTGGCTGAGGTAGTAGATGCCGTCACTAGGAGCGACTGTCTTCGCCTCACTCGTGCCGTCAGGTGCAGTGGCAGAAGCAGCGCCTTGGAACAGGCCCACGCCACGTGCCGTCCACTGGTAGTTGTTCAGCGTCATGGCACCAGTGATCGCGATGTTGGCCCCATTCACACGCACGTTCACAGCACTGTTCGTGCCGAACTGCATGACTATCTGGAGCTTGACCTTCGCTGCCTTGCCTGCTGGGCACGTGTACGGCGTTATCGTGCCAATCGCAGTGGAGCTACTCTGTCCAAGCACGCCATAGTTGTCGCTCATTGCTGCCTCCTACACAGAGTTCCATGCGTTGTCGTCACGCATCTGGTTCTGTGCCACTGACGACTTGTTCATGAGTGAGGTGATCTCGTCATGCGCAATCTGGAACTGGTTGCGCAAGTCCTGCTTGTCCACAGCTTGATTGTCTGGGAACACTGTGGGATCGATCTGGCTTTCCATTACGGGAGCCTCCTGATGGTGCCCATCTGGTACAGCAGCGTGATTGCCACGAACTTGAGTGGGCCTTTGACGGAGCCTTCGAAGCGGAGCTTCATGGTGTTGAACTTCGTGGGTGCGAGTGACAGCGTGCGCAGTGCTGTGTTGTTGCCTCCACCGTAGGGTGAGTTGCCATATGGTTGCAGCCCGTACCCGTATGCATCACGCCCGATCCAGTTCAGCTTCAACGCTGGCGTGTACGGTGCTATGACGAACGGCATCCAGCCTGTGCCATCCGTGAAGAACGTGCCGTCACTGAAATTCTCACCAACGTTGGCCTGGATGTACTTGTCGTCCACGAACACGTTCATCGTGAACTCTTGATCGCCTTCCGTGTCCAGCACGATGTAACGCAACGTCTTCGCCAGTCCACGATGTCGCAAGTCTGCCCACGGCAACTCCCACGTGAACTGGATCGGAATGCCGCTGTACCGCACATCGCTACCGACTGGCGTGAGTCCTGTGCCATCTGAGAATATCGTGTCGTCTGTGAACGTTTCCTGCTCACCCACGTAATCAGCAAAGATCGGATTGATCTTCGGATCGCCCTTGACGAATATCTTCGCATCCGTGGGCCGCGCGAAGAACACGTTGCCTTCGCTGGAGCGACACGCACAGTGCCAGTTGTTGCCTTTCCACAGCGACCACGCCTCAACACTCAGCGACTTCACGTACCTGTACACGTACCCAATGCTGGTGCTTCGCGTGGCCATCGAGCCATCCGGCACGAACAGCGCGTACGCACTCAGCTTGCGGTCGAACACAGAGAACACGTCGTCACGCAGCGTGTCCAGTGACAGACTGGCAAGTGCTGGTTGCAGGATGGGATCGACGAAGCGGCTGGGTCTGTCTGGTGACAGCGCGCGTGTGTACGCATTCAAGCTCACGCTGGAAACGCCGCCAATGTCACATAGCAGTGCTTCGTCGCCCACGTCCTGTCCAACTCGAGCAGAGATCGCGCCGTAGTTGTTGAGGATGCTGAACCCGTCCACAGTGATGTTGAGTGGTGGCGTCGCAGTGCTGTCCTCAACTATCTGTATCGGAATCACCACCTCTCGGAACGCGACCATCAGGTACCCTTTGAACGGATACAGTCCCAGGATCTCCACGTCTCCGTACGGCACATATGGGCGCATGTCGAAGTTGTTGACGTACACGGCACCCACATCGCCCAGCCACGTGCCGCTCGCATTGCGCTCGGACACGTTGAGCATGTACCCCGAGGCAATAAAGAAGTGGTTCGCAAAGGTCGCACATACGCCGCCGATAGGTACGTTGATGTTGGAGCCGGAGCCTTTGTCTGCGAGATAGTCACAGTGCAACAGGTTCGTCACCATCAGCGGCTTGTCAACGCCGTTCATGATTATCAACTCGCCATCGAACTGACCGAACACGACGTTGAGTGCGCTCTGCCAGATGGTGCGTGGTGGCGAGTAGCTGCCAGAGATTGCGCTCGTCCAGATTGCCTTGGAGGCCCCTGTGCCGTCTGTGGAGTACACCTCACCGCGTGTGGTCACGCTGATGATGTACTTGTAGAAGAACTCCATGTTGACAATCGGGTAGCTCGACCCAGCCTTTGCCAAGTCCGTGAACAGCTTCGTGCCTTGACGCACGTCCAACGTCCCGTCCAATCCCACCACCATGTTGTCCAGCACACGCGCGAACTTGGAACTGAGGTTCAACTCCGAGTCCGCAACGTCGAGGCCGCCACGGAAGTCACGGGACGTGGCGTCTCGCAGTATGTTGACAGCGCCGGACGGGTTAGTTGTACGGGGCATCCGACTCCCACCAATCGTTGGGGATGAGTTGATTCGGCTGCATGAACGAATGACGTGAGTTCTCGCGTGCGCACACTTGCTGCATCCGCTTGTCCATCAGCGTCTGGTACTTGTTGATCTGCATTGGGTTCGTGCCGTCGTCATTCGCGTACATCCACGACGCGACGTACACATGGAGCCACCAGTCGATCGGCAGCACGAGGCTGTCAGGGTTCGCTGTGAAGTCGATGCTACGCTCGATGTCGAACAGCACGCGGCCTGTGAGCGTTGGTGGGTAGAAGCGCACGAGGTACTTGCCACTGTTGGTCTGGTTGTCTTCCTCTGGAGGCAGTCCACGGTATCCGTACAGCAGTGAGCTCGTGAGCGGATTCACGTACGTCGTCAACAGACCCATCGGCACCATCATCGTTTCGTGGTACACACGACGGATCTTCTTCCAATCATCCGTATCCGTGATGAGTTCCGTCACGAAGCTGTTGATGCCGTCGAGGTCCCTCTTGCGCCACACGACCATCTCCGACCACTCGTGCTCGGCAATGATGTGCTCGTGTGCAGCAATGATGTAGCTGGCAATCAGGTCGTTCGAGTACGGCGTCATGTTGGTGCCGTCTGTCAGCGACATGTTGCGCGTCACTTGCGTGATGGCGTCTTGGAGTGTTTTCTGTGCCATGTGGCATCCTATGAGAACAAAGCAAGCCCATAGATTTTCTCGGGCTCGGTCACGAAGTGTTCCTCTTGACAAGCGGCCGAGAACAGTCTCCCATACCCATCTGACACGACACGACCGAACAGAACTGCCGCCACAGCCCCGGCACCCATGCGGCCCCGCATCAAACACTATACATACGGTACGGTGCGATGAAGTGCGGTCGGGGACACACGACCCGACCGCACCCCACGCGCGCAGTGTCCGACAGGAGGGTGTGTTACCCGCCGAACGCGGCATTCCCGTGCAAGTTCCCACGGCGAGGCCAGTAGCACACTTCGAAGATGTGCACGCCGTCTGGCACAACGGTGGCTGGCGTGTACGTGCCACGCGCATCACCATTGGTCGCAGTCTGTGCCGTACCCTCCGCCAGTCCCGTGACGAACGTGCCAGCGTTGGCAGCGACAGCGTAGTCCTTCGACTCAATCGAGAGTGCCTGGAACGTGTACGGGAAGCCGAAGGTGGACAGGTACCCAACGGTGATGGTTGCAGTGTCGGCACTGGAACCACACACGATGTTGTCGATCCACTGGAACGCCTTGAGCCCATTCACAGGAGTGGCACCGTTGGCGGTGATCTGTTCCTGCAAGTGCTGGCCGAGGTAGTCATACCCGTTCACAGTGAGCACACGGGTAGTGGCACCGTTGCCAACGATGGACAGCGTGCGCCCCCATCCATTGCGCTTGGTGAGCGAGTCGTGTGGTACGAGTCCGCCGTTCAGCACTTGGCCTGCCGAGGCAGTGAACGTGCTCGCTGCGCCAGACGTGAGCGCACCGCTGTTCAACATGCCTGCTGCGGCTGCTGCCAGTGGCGCACCAAAGTTGCAGATGTACGGCTGGCCAATGTTGACATCGGCTGCGTACTCCAGATTACGCACCCACGTGCTGACGCCGTACGGGTAGTAATCGCTGTAGTTGCGTGCAGTTACCATCTACGCCTCCAGCTTCTCAATGGCAGCATTGACAACGCTCTCGTCGCCGCCGCCTTCGTCCATACCGTCACTCAGATCAGCCTCAGCAGCATCGTCCTGCAACACGTCAATGTCCGTGTTGTTCGTGCCGCTGAGATTGCCGTACTGACGCTCGACTTCCAGTTGCTTCCGCACCATGATCGGCACGCCGTACTCGTCCACTTCCTCGCCAGTGTTGGCGTCGATCATCTTCGGCTTCTGTCCGAGGCCGAACGATTCGAGTTGGTCCAGCGAAGTGAGTCGTACCGTATGTCCAGGTTTGCCACGGATGATGAACAACCACCCACCGCGCACCTCGACATCCTTGGAGATCATCTTCTGCCGCTGCTCACCGAAGCGTCCACGTGGCGCTTTCTCGTCCAGTTCGAACGAGTACTGCTTCTCACGTGTGACGTACGTGTCTGGCAGCTTGCGGACTTCGTATTCGACTCTGATAGCGCACATGCTAAGCACTCCTCTTCATGTCGCTAATGAGTTCAATGACGTTGTCTCGCGCGTCGTTCGTCATGTTCTTGAAGTTCCGGCAGAAATGCACCGCAAGTTCTACTTGGTCCTTCTTCTCGATGACGTACGGGGCGATGAAGCGTAGGAAAGTCAAACAGGATGAGTTTCCTTGCACGTACCACTTGTGCATGTCGTGGGTGCGTCTATCTTTGTACTGCATCACCGTGCCTAGACCAGTGCGTTCAACCATCCAGTCAAGCACAGCGCGTCTCTTCTGAGAGATTTGCACCATAGTGGTGTAGTAGATTGCGCCTTTCGCATTTCCACCAGCAGTACGGTGATAGACGCCTACGCTGCCTTCTCCATCGAAGAAGCCGGCAATGTACGCCCACTCCACATCTTTGACCTGTAGCAAGCGGTCGATGTCGAGCTCTTTCTCGTTCATCGCGTCACCCTGTGGTGCCGTTACGGAGAACAGCGTGCGTTCTATAGGCCTTCCATATACAAAATTGCCCCTGCCATTGTACTCTGCTACCACTTGCATCGAGGTTCCACGGTGAATTGAGTTTCTTTGTCCTCATATTCACACCTTTCAGCATATGGAGTCTGAGGTACTTGTCGTTGATGAAGTAGGCACGGTTGACGCCACAGTCTTCGTCGTAGATCATTGGCGTGCCGTTGTGCGAGCAGCCTTTGAAGCCCAGATCGAACATCTTGCTGCCGGTCTTCGTGTCGTTGAGGCCGAAGAACGTGCGGTCCTTGCAGGCTTGACGATACATGCGGTAAATGTTGCGGCCGCAGATGATGACTGTGGGGGATTCACCTTTAAGAGTGAGATCCATGAAGATGTCATCGAACGCTTCCTCGATGTTCGATGCATCCAGCGTACCATTGAATTGATACGCAGCGGTGCGCCACTGGTTCTGCGCTGCACGGCTGATGCCGCCAATGCTTCCAGTGGTGGGGTCGTCAGGAATGAGGTTCCCGAGTCCGTTCGGATCGAGTCCTGAGCCGACAGCGTACAGGTAGCCAGAGAAACGTTCCTGGATGGACGTTTCGAGCACCTGCATCTTGCCCTTCATGATGTCGAAGATCGCCTGCTCACCCGTGTTCTCGTCTTCCTCCTGCTCGGAGACGATGACAGTACCAACAACACGCGACCAACCGAAACGCACAGTGTCGAACTCGTTGGTCTGTGCGATCGGGATGGGGTTGTAGTACTGCGTGGAAGTGATGTTGGGATTGCGACCAACGATGAGCGGATTCGTGATATTCGCTCCGGTTTCTGTTTCGACGCGCTCATTGGCGAATGCCCATGCCACGAGCGCGTTGCTCTTGATGGCGGCCATGATGAGCTTGCGGCGAGAATTGTCCAGCATCGAGTGGATAACGGTATCCAACGTGCCGGCAGCGTAGGTAGAAAGCATGTGTTGCTCCGGTTGTTGTGTGGCCTATGGAACGTCGATGCCGTGTTGTGCAAATGTGCGCTTGATGATGCTGTTCCAGCTCTCATCAGTGTCACCACCACGCATCGCGAGCGGCGGTGTGTTCGCCACTCCATTTCCTCTGCCTCCACCCATCGGTGGAAGCTGTCGGCCATTTCCCGCCGGAGGTTGCATCTGCCCGTTGGGCTGTCTCTGCAACAGTTGGTTCTTGAGGTCCGCGCCCCAGTTCAACTGGTTCTGTGCTGCGAATGCACGCAATGCGAAGTACGCTTCCCTCGCACTCATGCCGTGATCACGCATCACGTTGGCGATTGACTCCTGATGCGGTGATGCATCTGGGAAGTCGCGCATGAAGTCGTTGTACTGCTCGAGTACTTCCTGTTCATGCTGGTACTGAGCTTGCGCTCGCTGCTGCTGTTCCGCAATTGGCTGGAACGGAGCAAGTCCTTGCTTGACAACTTCCTCCACCATCGAGCGAAGGGCAGCCGGATCAATACCGGGCTGTCCTCCACGAATGGCGCTCACATCATTACCACGTTCCTGCGCCACGCGCAAGAGCGTATTGATCGTCTCGATGGGATTCTTCTTCCACTGCACCATCAAGTGCAACGCTGCACCGTAGTCCTCCATCGTGAGGCCGTTCTGACGTGCAACGGCATTCGCATTCTCGTATCCGTCTACTCTGGATCGGAGCGCGGCATTCTCCGTAGTAGCCGCTTCGATGTAGGGGTAGAGCTTGTGGAAAATGGAACGTCCATATCCCTGTTTCGCGACGATGCGCCCTTGCGCGTCGTAGATGTCGCCGTTTGGGTCTGCGAGGAAGAGGTTTCCATACGTTCTCGCTGCCTGCGGAACATGTTGAACCTGTGCAGGCGCACCAGATTGCGGTCCAGTCTGTTGAGCTGGTTGTCCTTGAGTGCGGCCGGGACGTGCTTGGCCTTGCGGGGGAGGTGCTTGCTGCGCACCTTCAGGGGTCTGTCGATTACCACGCGCTGGCCCATCTGTGTCCCTCATGAAGTTGTCAAGTTGACGGTCGATGTCAGTCGATGGCGTAGTGTCCTGTACTTGCGAGTCGCTAGTACTGCCGGGATCGACCTGCGTCTGTTCGTAGTTCTGTGTGTCTGTCATCTTCCTTGTCCTTGTGGTGGCTGCGGCGGTGGTGCTCCTTGTTGCCCGCCTCCTGCCTGTTGCATCCGTTGACGCACAGCAGCGATGGCTTGGTCACGTGGCATTCCATGTTGCACCAACGCTTCCACGATCTGCTGTGCCTGTTGTGGATTCGCAGGTCCAGGTTGCGCACCCTGCGGTGGGCCTTGCGCTGCTTCCTGCTGCTGCGACTGTATCTGTGACTGCACGAGTTGTTCCAACTGCTCCCAGTCAGCTTCCGTCATGTCGATGCCGTCGAAGGCTTGCTCGAATACTTTGAGCAGCACAAGGACTACCGCTGGGTTTGAGGCAAACTGCCCAAGGATTTGGCCAATCTGGAGGGCCTCTGCCTTCTTTGCTGCACTGGTAGGTTTCTGTGTTGAACCGCCTTCCACATCGCACACAACGAGCGTGCGTATTTCGTCCGGCGTCATGTTCCGCCACTGTTGCACTACGGGACCGTACTGGCTGCCGATGAGGCGCGCGACGGTTGGTTGGTCCATGAACTGAAGGCAAAGGAAGAGCACCTTGTACATGATTGCGCCGATGAAGTCCTCGATTGCATCACGCTTCTCATCGAGACGCACACCGGAGATGCTGTTGTACTGGTCGATGGCTTGGTTAGTCGTGTTGGTCTTGAACTGCTCACCGCGCATGGCGTCCTGTGTGCCAGTGATGCGGTTGATGGCTTGGATCGCACTGTCCTTGTTCCACAGGAATTGGAACTGCAACGCTGGCATTGGTGGCGAGAAGATCACATCCTCCAACTTGTGCCCGTCCGGCACCTTCACGCCCTTGCCCTTCTTGTTGCCGTTGAGGATGATGTCCTCGAAGTCCTTGTTCGTGAGCAAGTTGCTGTTGAACAGCGTGTTCTCGCGTAGGGTGAGTCGTGCTCTGTTGCCCTCGTCCACAATCGTGTTGATTTCGTCTTGCTGATCGAGGTAGTGCGACACTTCACCACGGCAGCGTGTCTGTCGAGGGTCTGTGTGGAACTGTAGGCGCTCCATTGGGTAGAAGTCAGGGAAGTGGTAGGGATCATCGAACACCCAGATGGGCCAGGACCAATCGTTGTCAGCGAACAACATGAAGCGCCGCTTGATCTTGTCAAACACGTGCTGGCACTTCGTGAGCTTGGCGCGTTCGAACGAGTCTCGGTCTGAGTACCCGTACTTGCTCGGCACGTTCTCGTTGTAGTCGAACAGCCGGAAGTTGTCCACCTCAGACTGGATCTGCTCCGTACTCGTCGCCGTGTTCGCGTCAACCACATGCGATGGCCTGTACGCGCTCGCGTACGTGCCGTCCTCGTTCTTGATGCGGTACTTGGCGTTGAGGTACGTGGTGCGGTAGTAGACTTCCGCCATGATCCACGTCGCGTCCATGTAGTCGTCTTCGGTGTGCGTGGGGTCTATGAGTATCTGCTCTGGACGGAAGGACTTCACGAATGGGCCGGGAGGATCGAGCATGTCGATCGTCTCTTCCAGCGCCATCAACTCACCTTCGATGCGGTCGATGTCCTTGCGGTCCACAGCATTGACGAGTTCCTGTCCCAACGCTGCAATGTCGTCGTTGGCTTGGTCCACGCTCTGGTCCCTGTTCGTCCAGCCAATCATGATCCACGCTTCGTTGGTGATCTCGCACCGCACGATGCTCTTACGCACCTTGTGCTTGAGGTTCACACCTGGAGATGCACGCATGGACGCGAGTTTGTTGGCGAGGTGCTTCAACAAGCCACCGAAATCCTCCATCGCCTTGTCTGTCATGGTGATTTCGATGGTGGGGTTCTTCGCGTAGATGCTGGGGATGATGGCGTTGACTGTCGCGTACACCATGTTCTCAGTCATGGAGTAGGAATCGCGACTGTTCTTCGCGTAGGAGCGATTTCCACTCCTGTTCCCCATGCTGGCCTTGCGATGGTTCTGCTGTGCGTTGTTGTAGTAGAACTCAGCCTCTTCCCAGCCCTCACGGATCTCCGCAATTGCACGTTGCGCGCTGTCACGGCGCGATTTCCACATCGGACCCTCGAATTTCGAGATGGGAATCTTCGTGTTCGGGTCCAGACGGTAGATTTCACGCGACTGCACTGGTTGGACAGGCGTGTTTTCGAAATCCGTGCCGTCGATCTCAGCATTTTGCCGGTCGATGCTGTTCCCGATCTCACTTCCCTGTCCGAACTGCCCAGGATCGCTCATTTTCGCCTACATGTGTCGAGGTAGTACACGTTGTCTGTTGTCTTCTCGCTCTGTCCACTGCAAAACACGCGCATCCAAGCGAATTGGCAGCTTACGCAAGCCTCCCACCACTCTGCCTCTGCGCGTGAAGAGATACTTCGTAGCGTCCATAGCGTGGTCGTTGCGATCGCGAGGTTTGTCAACGCGATCTCCAGCAACGTTGGTGTTCCAGTAGTAGTCTGCGATCTCATTGTGCCAAAAGTCCAGCTTGGAACTCACGAAGAGTCGGGGAGCGCCGTATTGTCGTTTGATAGGATGCATATGCATGTCGTCCGCCGCGAGATACGACGACACTTTGTCGATTCCTGACTCGATAGCGTTTGCCCCACGCTGCATATCAACACCTTCATCGCGGAATAGGGAGGCAATCGATTCACCAATACGTGTCGAAGTTGCATTGCGACCTTTGAAGAGGTCAGGGTCTGCGTAGATGGCATCTGTGGGGACAATGTTGTGCTCACGTCGGATCTTCTTGATGTTCCGTGCCTGATCCTTCACGTTCATCAGTGGCTCGTAGAAGCCGTCTACGATGAACACGTCGCCAGTGGAGTTGTAGAATGACAGCAGATAGCACGACGGCGACACCTGTCCATAGTCGTATGCCTCCGCGACGCCTAGCTCGTCTTCCGAAAGGGCGCGAGCAATGTAGTCCAACATCTCTTCATGCTGGACCATATGAAGTGTCTCGTCGTAGTCAGGATAGATGAGGCCCTCATATGCACTCCAGTCCGCATCAATGAAACGCTTCGCCATTGAGCCACGGTACACAGCGCGCATACGGTTGACGTACTGTTTCCCTGTGTGTCTTTGGTTCGCTGAGGACGGTGCGTTGAACACTTCAATGATTGGCAGCTTCGTGTCCTCGTCGATCATCAGTTTTCGAGTAATAAGACTGGTTCGTTTATAAGTAAAGTAGGGCGCGACCACCTCTCGGTAGAGCCAATTACGTGTAGGGTTAGCTCCAAAACGAAACCACTGCGGCCCGACTCTTGGCATTGATTGATCGTCTCCAATGTAGGCAGCAGTACCTCGAAGTCGTCCAATGAGATCAGCAAGGTCTTTGTATGAAAATTCGGGGTCATCCAGTTGATCAACGAAGATTGCATCGTAGGTTGCGGAGAGAAGATTGGACTGTTCTTCACCTTTCCCCTTACCTTCCTGGCGTATGTGCCGGAACTCGATTGTCGAGTTGCTGTGCTTCAAGATGAGGTTGTTGTGTCGATCAGTCGGTTTGCGTGCGATCCAGTCTTCGGGAATCCACTTCAACAACTCTGGCTTCGTGCTGTCTTCTAGTTTGGGCCGAGTGGCGCGACCAACGAGAATGCGAGCATCACGATAGGTAGCAGCAACAGTAATAGCAGAAAGACCCAGAACAGCCGTCTTCCCATTACCGTACCCACCTGTGAAGCCAGCGATTGGACAGCGGCTCTCAAAGAAGTGCAGTTGATCGGGGTTCTCCCGCTCATCGAACTCGAAGCTGTGTCGAGGCATGTCAACCCCAGAACGTGCGCATTGTAGCGTTGTCGGAGTCGAGCCGCGCCGCGCTATGCGACGTATTGAACAGGAGTAGTTCCTGCACTTCGATGTTGCTGAACCGAGTGACACCTGCGCCGCCTTGGGTCGCGAGCGTAAGGCCATCCATATTGTTCGCGCCGCAGTTGCCAGTGGCACCCGTGATTGTCGATGAATTGACGCGGAGAATTGCGCTGGCGCCGTTGAACGTGCCGCCGACCGCGCCTCGCGTCCCGATCGGCTGGGCCGGCGAGGCCCACTCGCCCGTAAGGTTGGGCGCGGTGAGGCCGGCATACATGCCGTTCGTGAAGTTCGATTCGGAAAGATAGAGCGTGCCCCTGTCGCCGGTCAGGCCGTCGAAGGCGTTCTGGGCGGCGTTGCCGACATCGGTGACGCGCCGATAAACGATATTGAACGCCCACGGCTGGTTGAGCGTGAATCCAGCCGTGACCATGTACTGCGTGCTGCCGTTGCAGACAACACCGACTCGGTTGTTCAATAGCAGCGAGATTGTTGGTTGGTTGGCTGCTGTGGCTTGTACGAGGTCCCGTGCATTACCGGACTGATCGTACAGCTTGGTGACAAATCCAGTACCACCACCAATGAACGCACTCAACTCAGCAGCAGCGACAACGGTCTGTCCGACACCGAGGTCCTTCGTCGCATTGTCAGACGAGCGACGAACATTCACCATCGGGCCTTTGTATGTAGACAACACACGACGCATGGAGAAGGCAGCAACTACATCTGACGCTCGTCCATCCAAGAACAGCGATGGGGCTTGACTCTTGTGCACCCAACCGTAGACTCGCCAATTCGTACCATCACTACGCACACGCACGCGCGTCGTACCACCGCCAACGGCGATCTGCCCAGTGCCTAACGCCTCGCTGATGCTCGAATCAGTGACATAGCGAATGTGGCCCTGTAGTCCAGACGCCGCTGGCAGCGTAGCGACTGTGTACGTCGTCCGAGTGATGAGATCGAACGGCATTACGTGGTCCAACCATACACACGCCAATTCGTGCCGTCTGACACAACACGTCCCTGCGTTGTGCCTCCACCGACTGCAACTTGCCCAGAGGTGGAGGCAGGGTTGGTGGTCAAGTCGCTAACCCACAAGATGCGTCCTTGGCACTCCGCAACACCTGGGAGGCCAGCAACAGCGAATATCGGCTTCGTGTAGAGGCCGCCAGAGTTGATCTGTGCATCGTGTCCACTAGGGAGTGGCATGGTTCACCTGTATCGTTACGTCGTCATCATCGCCCTTGCGCTTGATCGTGATGTTGAGTGAGGAGATCTTGGTTGGGTCCACACGATCCGCACCAACACCAGCCATGCGTGCGACTTCCTTCGCTGCCGACATGCTGATCAGTGGGTCATCATCGTCAACAAACTCAACGATGCGATGAGCAGCATTAGCAGCAGCGCGAGAGATGATGTGGTTAGCTTGCTGCTTCGCATCCTCGAAGACGGTGCGATCGAACATCTCTGCGAGTTGCTTGTAGGCGTCAAGCTGTTTGAGGCGGACAACATTCTCAGTGCTAGTTTTGAGGGCGAGTGCGATGTCGTTGTCATTCAGACCCACTCCTGTGTACATGAGCACACAAGCGATGGCGTTCATCTTCTCCGCTTGCTCAGGCAGGTCGCCTAGCTTGCGGTGGATGCGCTCTAGCGTGTCGCTCGCTTGTCGGCCGTTCTTGATTTCGCGCGCTGCACGGACGGTTGTCTGTGGTGCCTCGATTGGTTTGACTACTTTGCCACTCTTCAACACCACCTGTCCGTCAGGGAGATGCAGCGCAACCTCATCTACGAGCACCAAGGCGGATTTTGGCTGCTTGGAGGAGCTTTCTGGTTCGTTCTGCTGCAATTTGGGCCTGCAACTTCTCAGCGTCTTGCGCTGCTTGTGCTGCGTTCTGTCGGAGCACGTCTTGTTCCATAGCTTGCACGTCTTGAGGCGTCTGTGGCAATGGAGTCGCAGGTACTGCTCCACCCGGCGTACCGCCAGCAGACTTTGGCTTCGCAACTGGTGTGTCTGTTGCGTACGGTGCTGGAGCGGCGTGCGGAGTCTCGCCACTTGCTGTCGGTGCTTGTCCTTGTGTCGGTGCTTGTCCTTGCGATCTGTCGTACAGGTTCTTCCCAACAAGACCAGCACCACTAACACCAGCGACACCAGCAAGCGTTGGCAGCAACGTCTTCATGATGTCTTGGAATGTGAAGCCACCTCTAGTCGGCATCGCTTCGTCAGTGCCGATCGGCTTGCCTGTGTTTGGATCGGTTGGCACAGGTACAACGGAGTCCGCGTATGGTGCGTACGTGGATGTCTTTGGCGCTGGCACGTCCGGCTGTGCAGGTCCGTTGGCTGGTGGGTATGCGTCGCCGCTTCTCGGTGATCTGTTCGCTGGTGGGTACGAATCACTAATAGCAGGACCACTGCGTCTCGGTGCTGGTGCCTGCACAGCTTGCACAGTCTGCGGAGCCATCGGCACGCCAAGGTCCGTCTTCGCAATGGACCTGTCTATGGAGCGGTCCAATGCAAGCAGTGCAGCATTGTCACCTGCACCACCAGCGCCAGCACCACCACGAATGTCCCTGTTGCCTTGCACCTGTGCAGGAGCGGTGCCCATTGAGTATCGCTCAAGAACGTCAGGATTGGCAGCGGCGAAGTCGGAGATGCGTTGGAGGTTGTCTGGAGTTGGCTGAACACCCTGTCGCTGCGCAATGCGCAACATCGTTGCTTGATCGAGTGCACCTGCCATGTCTACCTCCCACGCTGCATCGCTGCCATCTGCTTCTTGTCTAGTGCTTCGTCACGTGGAGAGCCTTCCTTCACACCGGGAGGCTCCTTGTCGTACTTGGAACTCTCGAACTTCTTCACGCTATGCTGTGCGGACATGGCGTGTTTCAGCATCGCGCTGCCCTTGTCGGCCTGATTGAAGTCGCGGCCTACAGATTGAGGCACACCGCCGTAGCCACCGGGAGTGTGCGCAGCCGCACTCATAAGTCTTGCTTGGGCAGGTGAGACGCTTGGCATCCTGACCACCGTGTCGTGTGCGGTTGCGTTCTTAACTGTGTCGAGTGGTTGATTTGTCACTGGCGGCCTGCGTGGCTGGAGGGGGTGCGGCTGCGGACGTGACGGTCCACCCAATGCTGGTCACGGTTTCTGGAAGTACGGCACCTGCTTTCACGGTCACTTCCGCCTTGTCGGTGTCCTCAACAGAGATGGTGGGGCTCTCCGCACCGGGATTCACATTGCCACCACTGGTGCCTTTGAGCGTGACAGCGACAGCGTGGTCAGATGACTTGTCGTTCTTGATGGTGAACTTGGTTGGCATTGTGATCTCCTATGCGAAACCTGGAGTGCCTTGGTGCATCGTGCCGTTCATCACAGACGAGCCGAGCTTCGCAGGATACGTGATGCCCTGCTCCAGCAGCGCAGTGGTGAACCACTTCGTCAACTCCGTGTCATCCGCAGCAGTGGTGGCACGGTTGATGGCGGTGACAGTGACAGCGTTGCGGTTGCCACCAAAGTCAGCAATGCCTGTGACTTGTGGTGGGTTGCTGTTGGGTCCTGTAGGTACTGGCACTTGCGGCCACGTGTTCGTCGCAGTACCACCCGGCGCTGCACCGATCAACGCGACAAGCGCACCCTGCGCATCACGCGCGCCCATCTTCTTGAACTCTTTCGCAACGAGCTTCGAGAACTTGTACCGGCCCTGCGACTGCGACATCGAGTACGTGCCGCCCGTCGTGTTGTAGCCGCCAGTCATGTTCCAGAAGCCTGACCAGCCAGTGACAGTTGGTGCAGTCAGCATTGTTGGGCATCCTCTTTGTAGTGAGTTGCATGAAGCAACATCTAACCCACCCCCCCAATCCTCAATTATAATTGTATTGTCAAGTATACACACAGATGGGGGGAGCTTGTCAACACAAAAAACACCGCCCCCGGCGCGAAGCGGCGGGCCGCAGGACCAATACACCCCACCACACATCAATTCGCGCTGCCGTCACGTGTATGTATATACAAACGCACGCACGCACCTACACGTGCACGTCACATCGCACAGCGTCACCTTATTTACATAACGATACAATACACACAACGATACAATACACACACTGACCACCTTACAAAACACACCCAGGCACTTTGATAACGGGCGGGGGAGGCGGTGTGCGCGGGATCAAGTGTGCGCACAACCAAGCTCGCGCCGACGCGCTCGCCCCACGATGTCAAGGGAATTTTGGTTTGGCGGGGGTAATTAATAATTAACTCATGGTTAACCCGTTGGTTAAGTATCGCGTCAACCCCCCGTCCACTGGAGGGTGACATGGTTAACCGCATGTGCGCGCGTATCGTTGTATTGTGCACAGCATTTCAACTCACATTCCTGCAGGAAAATAGTTGTGCAAGGGATGTTTCGTAGGGTGCGTTTCGTGGTATGATGTGTGCAGTGGAAGTGTTGTGTTGAGTTGCGTACCTGTGATGTCCACAACGTCACTTGTGTTCTATGCATCGTGAATACGCGCAGTGAACGTGTCGCCATTCCGGCGTCGCGTGGATCACTGCGCGTGTATATCAGAGGGAATATCAATCATGTCTATCGAGAAGAAGAAGAACCGTGCCGCTCGCCGTGCGGATGCATCACGCAACCGCAAGAGCAATCGCAATCCCAACGTTGCTCCGGGATTGGTAATGAATATCGCGATGGTAAACGCGAGCATTCAAGATGATGTGGCGAAGAAAGTCGCATCGGAGGATGCGAGCGCGCATAGGTTGCACAACGGATTGCTTCTCGCCTTGCTCGAACCCGAGCGTGGCGAGATCTTCACGTCTTTCTATG